GTTGTACCGGCTGAAGATTCAGCTAGTAACTGTTTTTTGGTGTTTTCTAAAATAACACCCATTGTTGAACGGCGAGTTCCTTTTAAGCCTTCTAACAGAGCTTCTTTGGTCTCGTCCCAACGGCTTTCTAAGAGTACTTTTGACATTTTATATTTCTCCTAAATGATGTCTTTTTTTTAAAGCCCTGCCAGACGTTTGATATCTATAACGTTATCACGTTGTTCCATATCAACTTCTTGTTTGGCAGCTTTATCCCCAGTAACTTCAGTAATAGTTGACTCAGTTAAGTTAGACTTTACAGTCTTTTTAACAGCGCCAGTATTTAGAACTGCTGGTAGATACTTATCGAAAGCGGCTTGCAATTTTGGTGTTTGCACGCTTTCTAGTAAGTTCTGCATTACTGCAGCCTTTTCTTCGTTCAATGTAGCGAGTAAACCGCCCATTGTTTTTTCACGAATATTAGACTCTTTGATAATGCGAACTTCACGTTCTTTTGATTCAACTAACTTTTTACCGTTGTTGATTTGTTTGATGGATTCGGCTAGTTGTATTTCTTTTTCTTCTAGCTGTGCCATTAGCTTACGTGTTTCTGCTTTCTCACTTAAGTGAGTGACGCTGAATTCACTTGCAAAGCTTTCAAAAATACGACGACCAAAATTGTTCTCACGAGCAATTTTAATGTCTTCTTTCAATTGGCCTAATTCACCCTTGAGTTGGCTTGTGACAACCGTAGTCAATCTTTTTGCAGATTCAGCGACAAAACGTGCTTTCAATGCTTCTAATTGTTTACGACCTTCAGCAACTAACTTAACCTTTGCTTCAACCACAGCTTGTTTGTCTTGTGTGAATTCTTTAATTTCACGTGCCAAAGCGTGAACAATAAATTGTTCTAACTTTTGCTGACTTTCCATTTGTAGTTTACGCTCACCACGCAATTCTTTGATTTCTTCAGCTAGTTTAGTAACCATAAAATCGTTGAATTTAGTTGCGTTCTCACGCAATTTATGTTGAGCTTTAACGCGGTCTTCGTTCATTGCCTGTCTTTCATTCTGGAATTCTTCAATTTCAGAACGTAGACCTTCACTGACCATTTTATCAAGGGCTTCTACCATCACGTATCTGTCGTGTTCATAACGTTGTGCGAATTCTTCTCTTAATTCTGCACGTACTTGCTCACGAGCCTCATTCAACTTAGATTCCCATGCCTCGTTTATAGCGACACCGGTTTCTTCGTTGATTAATCCACTCTCAAGTAATGGTTTGATAGCATCTAACATGCTTAATCCCCTTTGTTAATTTTGAGATCCTTGATAAGACGAACCACTTCATCTTTCAGATATCTCTGTACCTTCTTGTTGCCCTGTGCATCTTTTGCAATATCCAACATTCTATGACCATGCTTCATATTCATCATGCCTTCATAGATTGCTTTAGGATAAGCATTGGGTGCACTAGGTTGTGCAACAATATCCACAGTGACTATTTCAAAGTCACTCACTTTGCCGTCCATGTCATTCACGTTACCGCTACCACGACTTGAAACGCCGAGTTTCACACCACTCTCCAACATAGTCTTAACTAATTCACCCATTGGAGTTGGTAAAATCTTTAACTTTCCGAAACCATTAGCACCATCCATCCACATACTAGTAATCATATGTGATACACGGTCTAAGTTAATCTTTAAGTCATCTGGGTGATCTACTTCACCCAATACAGAGTAACCACTTGTAATTTGCTCATTTAGAGTTTGAACAGCAGACTCAATTTCAGACACGGGGTAAACACGCTCATTTGCGTTCTTTACCCCGCCCTGAATGAAGATCCCTTTCATATAAAGGTTCTTCTTGTCGCCTTCACTGACAGATTCAACAACCATACCGGCTCGGTCAAATGTCAGATGCTCCTTGAGATACAAAGCCATTGCTCTCAGATTCCTTAAATGCGTCTTTTAGCAGTAGTTCTACGTGACTCTGCTACTGGACTACGAACTTTACCTGCTTCGTCTTTAGTGACTGGTTTAGGTGTAGATTCACCCTTTTCACTAAAGTTATTTTGAGCTGGAGCATTCTTAAATGATCCTGAACCCTTTACACTTGTCTCACCTTTAGAATAAGCATTGCTAGGTCCTTTTGGTCCTGTTGGAACTGCTTCAGATTGACCACTGAACTTAACTGGCTTGCTATCCATTCCAGCTTGACCACTGTTTGATAAACCTGGGCTCTTTGTTTGAACACCATTGTCACCGTGTGTTACAGCAACTTTCTTCAATGTGATAGCTTCCATCATGGCTTCTTCATCACCAAATGCATCTTCTGCACCTTCTTCGTCGGCTGCAAATTCATCTGCATCAGCTTCCATATCTGCATCAGCATCACCACCCATGATATCTTCAAACTCAGCCATTAATTGGTCTAATTTGTCTTCTAGGTCAACAACACGGTCTTCTAAACCTTCTTCGCCACCTTCTTCGTCGTGGTCAGCTTCTAAGTCGTGTGTAAAGTCTTCACCGTCTTCTTCAGCTTCATCGTCAAATTCAATATCGGATTCATCATCCTCTTCAGACAATCCTTCTTCTTCACTACCAATCTCGTCTAGTAAATCTTGTACTTGACCAGATGGTTGATTCATCATTTGCTCTTCATCCATCATTGTTTCATAAATTTCACGTGACTTTTCAACCACGATATCATGAAACAATGCTTTAGCTTGTTCTTCGTTCTCATTGATAATCAAATCAATAAGTTGTTCAAATTTTTTATTATCCATTGAATGTTCTCCTAAGTAAATGGCTTTGTAGAATTATTTAGTGCGTAGTCAGGAAAACAGCACAATAAGTGCTGTTTTTTTACGTTTTTGTTAAATTTGGGAGATTTAGTATAAAGTTTTTAACTTATACTTGAGGTTGCTCAGGATTAGGCTGAGCATATTGTGCATGAATTTTCTTTAAAGAGTTTGCTTTTTCATAATTTCTAACATCATTCATCTTACGTAATTTGCGTATCTGACGTAATGTTAATTTAGTTTTACGGCTTTCTCTCCATTTTGGTTTGCTGTTATCAGACTCAACATCTTGGTAACCAGGAATAGCGGCGTCAAACATCTCAAATAATTTCATATGTTTATTTATCTTAAATCTGTCCAGGAGCACCACCCGGTACATTACCTGCCATACCGCCTGCTTGTCCAACCGGTCCGGCTACTTCCATATCATCTAAACCATCTTCTGGCTCAGGGGCATTCATATCTTCGCCAGTTTGTGCATCAGCTTCAATATCACCCACTGATACACCAATACTACGCAAATCACTACCTTGTGGCTCAATCTCAATCTCTTTATCATTTTCTTCACGCCACATTTTTTCGTTCTTACTAATTTCTTCTTCAGTTAAGCCCAAGAATCGTTCCATAGCAAAACGTTTAGATATATATGGATACTGTTCAATTGCAGTAAATGAACCAATACGTGCAGTATCTAATTCACTTTGGCGATAAGCGGCAAAGTTTTGTGGTGGATTAAATTGCAATTGAAATAAACCACTATCAATATTCAAACCTCTCCAACGTAAGAATAACTTAAATTCTTCATCTAGCTTTTGGCTAATATACTTTTGTAGTCGTTCACAATATTGATTGAAACGAAACTCTTGTATCATAGCTGTACCAACTCGACCATCACTCATTGGAGTAGGATTATCATCTGGTCCAGTTGGAAGATAGCTACTTGGCACACGTAAACCACGTGCTAATCTGTTGTTAAAGTAACGCAAGTCATCAATCTCACCCAAATTCTGTCCACCGGGCAACACCTCAACACTTGATCCTCTTCCGTCAGCAGTAACTGGGAAGAAGTAATCTTCATTCATACTTAATGGATTATAAGATGCATCAACTACACTACCACCACCATGTGTACTTGGAATACGTCTTTGGTGAATCTCATTCTTAATACGCTCAACAAAGGCCATAGCTAAGTGACTTGGCATATTACCAACGTCAATTTTAAACATTCTACGTTCTGGAGCACGTTGTACACGATAGATTAATACCGCATCTTCTAATAATTCTTTTTGCTTATAAACTTTGAAAATATTTTCTAAGATAGATTGACCAAAAGGCCAAAAGCGGTCTAACCCTTCGGTTAAGCTTAAATGAACAATGTGTTTGGCATCAATAGCTGATTCACTTTGCCCTAAAGTAAAACGACTTCCGGATGTGTTATATGGCATACTTGGAACAGTATATCCGCCACCACTACCACCTCCACCAGAACCACCTAATCCAGTTGCCGGATTAGCGGCAAAGTCTGTATTTGTTTTTTGTGCTACAGTTAAGTTCTGTAAGTTAATGTTAATGTCTTTTATAACATATTGTTCAGGCTTTTTACCTTCACTTTCGTTGACAATAACTTTAATAATCTTAGTCATATCTATCCAATATAACTTAAAGTTTTCCGGGTCACGTACAAATACTTGATCACCAAACTTAATAGTATTACGGAAGATTTTGAATGTTCTAGTGTCAAACTCATTGAGTTTGCACCATTGTTGAAGTTGTGTTTTAAGCATTTCAACTTCGTGTTGTGTTGGTTCATCTTTGAAATCTAAGTCAAAGGGAGTTTTATTATGTTCATTTGTTTGAGTGCTAAACTCTGAAATAATATCTAAGCAAGCATTAATCTCAGCATCTACGTCCATCATTTCATATTGATTATATCGTTCAATACGGTTTGGATGACCTGTATATACTTCCGGAAGACGACTACGATAGTTCTTGTAACCAAAATCTTGGCTGTTCATTCCTTGCCCAGTAGGACCATTTACACCAGCATTGCCATTCCAAGCTCCGGTATTATTATTAAAACCTGAAATTGGACTGGAAATGCCAGATTTGTTTGAGAAGCGTTTTTTGTAGGTCATATTAAGATACTTTATCTAGTATTTAGCGTTAAATCATAGATTGCTTATTAAAATCTTCTTGTAAGTCGTTACCTGTATCCAATTTATTAATAACAGTATCTAATTTATTTGCCAACATTTCAACCATTTCTTGTGTAGAGTCATTTCTAGGAGTAGGAGCTACTGTTGGATTAATTGCAGTACTTAGTTTAGTAATCAAATCTTGCTGTGACGTTTGTTGCTGTTCTAGTTGTGATTTGATTAGACCATTTACATCTGGAATAGCTGTAGGTGCCTTTGTTTTAAAAATATCAGCTAAATCAATTACAGCCGTTCTGTAAGAGTTTTTATCAAAACCATTCTGAATGTTCGTAAGATCAGGTGTTTTATCTGTTAATTTTGGAATAGGATTAACTGGTTTTTCTATTGGCTTATCTACTAGCTTTGGTACCGGTGTGATTGATTTCTCTATCGTTTTTTCTACTACTTTTGTCGTAGGAGTAACTAGATTGTCTATTGGCTTCTCTATTATTTTCTGTACAGGTACTATTGGTTGATCAATTGGTTTCTCTATTATTTTCTGTACTGGTACGACTGGTTGATTTACTGGCTTATCTGTTAATTTTGGTACAGGTACTATTGGTTGATCTACAATTTTCTCTACTACCTTTTGTGTAGGTACTATTGGTTGATCTACTGGCTTATCTGTTAATTTTGGTACAGGTACTATTGGTTGATCTACTGGCTTATCTGTTAATTTTGGTACAGGTACTATTGGTTGATCTACTGGCTTATCTACAATTTTCTGTACAGGTACGACTGGTTGATCAATTGGTTTCTCTATTATTTTCTGTACTGGTACGACTGGTTGATCTACTGGCTTATCTACAATTTTCTGTACAGGTACGACTGGTTGATCTACTGGCTTATCTGTTAATTTTGGTATAGCAGATGTTTGCTCTA